AATAAAAAAATTTAGAATTGAAAATAATTTATCTCAAAAAGAATTTGCTGAAAAAATAGGTGTTACTCAAGGCTTTCTATCATACGTAGAAAATGAGAGACTTAATATAGAAAGCCCTTCTCTTGAAAAGAAAATACTGATTGCTATCGGTGAAGCTCCAGACGAGGATTTAAAAAAGGATTTTGAAAAGAATGTAGAGCTTGCTAGTGATAATGTTCACTCACCTAAACATTATATGATACCAGGTTGTAATTTTGAATGTAAGGATCTATCTGACGCAATTGTCAGAAACATGCCTAACCCTTTAGGGACTAGAATTTGGAATGTAGTTAAGTACCTGGTTCGTGCAGAAAAGAAAAACGGATTAGAAGACTACAACAAAGCTGTTGAGTACTTGTCCTGGATAGAAAAAGGGAATGAAGCAGATGAATATGATAACGAAAATACTTTAGAGAACATTGCTGATAAATTAAAAACAGATTGGACTACTATCATAATGGGGATATGTGAGGGCTATACAGCTAAAAAGGCTATTTTAATGAATGAGACTTTTAGGAATTTAATTGCTTTAAACATTCCTGGAGCGATTAACTGCATATCTAAAATAATAGAACTTGAGTAAAAGGAGATAGCAAATGGAGAACTCGAGAAAATTAATAATATCAGAAGCAAATAACAGACTATCTAAGCAGTGGGTAACTACAGAGATTACCTGGTCTGAATTTGTGGAAAGATTAAGTAAACCTAAAATAACAGCTGAAACACTAGACGAGTTCTTATCCTATTCCAAAGCTAAGCAGGACGAAATTAAAGATGTAGGGGGCTTTGTTGGTGGAAAGTTAAAAGGAAATCTTAGAAGAAGTGAAGCCGTTGAAAGCAGATGTCTAATTACTTTAGATTTAGACAATTTAGCTTATGAAGATGACACTAAGATTATAAAAACTCTTAATAGCTTAGGCTGTGCTTATGCGGTGTACAGCACTCGTAAGCACCAAACTACTAAACCTAGAATAAGAGTTATATTTCCCTTAGCTCAAGATGTTTCTGCTGATGAGTATGAGCCAATAGCAAGAAAGGTAGCATCCTTTATAGGGTTACGTTATTGTGATCCTACTACCTTTCAAGCTGTTAGGTTAATGTACTGGCCTAGCCATTCTACTGATAGCGATTATGTTTTTACTTATGCTGACAAGCCTATGTTAGATGGTAAGGCAGTTCTTAATATGTATGCTGATTGGAGAGATGTAACAACATGGCCAGAAGTTCCTGATGCTCAAAAGCATCATTTAACTTTGCTGAAGCAACAAGAAAACCCTTTAGAAAAAGAGGGAATGGTAGGGGCATTCTGTAGAAGGTTTAATATTTACCAAGCAATAGATGAGTTTTTACCAGGAACATATGAGCCTTGTGATGTAGCTGATAGATTAACTTTTATAGGGGGAAGTACTACTGCTGGAGCTATTGTATATCAAGATGGACTTTTCTTATACTCACACCATGCTACTGACCCTTGTAGTCAAAAATTAGTAAATGCTTTTGACTTAGTAAGATTACATAAATTCGGTCATTTGGATATCCAAGCAGATATTAAAACTCCTGTAGCCAAACTACCTTCTTGGCTAGCTATGAAAGAATGGGTATTCGCTAAGACTCCAATTAACTCAGATTTACTTAAAGAGAGAAGGCAAAAAGCAATATCTGAATTCTCTGTCTCTAATAATCCTGATGTAGATGCTGTTGATGGCGTATTAGTTGAAGAAGATGATAGTTGGACAGCAGAACTTGTATATAATGCTAAAGATAGTTCTAAAGTACTTAATTCTCTTGCTAATATAATGCTGATTTTAAGAAATGATAGAGAACTAAAATTTAAAATCTTCAAGGATATTTTCTCCTCGAGAATACTTGTAAGAAAAGATGTGCCTTGGATAGAAAATTTGAAGCTGATGACAGATTATGGACTGATACTGATGATGCAGGCCTTAGATGGTATTTAGAGAGTACTTATGGTATCACATCTACAAATAAAATTATAGATGGAGTTAATCTGATTGCAGAAGAAAATGCAGAAAATAAGGTTGCTACTAGAATTCAATCAACTTTATGGGATGGAGAAAAAAGACTAGAAACTTTATTTATAGATTACCTAGGCTGTGAAGATAATGTATACACTAGAGAAGTTTCAGAAAAATCATTAGTAGCTGCAGCTAAAAGAGCTATTTATGGTGGAATTAAATGGGATAATATGCCTATTCTAATCGGACCACAAGGAGTAGGTAAGAGTACATTTCTAAAAATACTAGGAATGGATTGGTATAACGATAGTTTGGTTAATGTGGAAGGTAAAGATGCTTGTGAGTTAATCCAGGGAAGTTGGATCTTAGAAATGGGAGAACTTAGTTCTTTAAGAAAATCTGAAATGAACTTAGTTAAAAACTTTTTAAGTAGAACAGATGATGTCTTTAGAGCATCGTATGGACGTAGAGCCCAAAAATATCCAAGAAGATGTGCCTTCTTTGGAACTGCAAACGATACTAACTTTTTAAGAGATGAAACAGGGAACAGAAGATTTTGGCCAATAGATTGTTTTATTCATAAGCCAAAAAAATCTATCTTTGATGACTTGAAAGATGAGTTAGATCAAATATGGGCCGAGGCTTGTGAACTTGCAAAAGATAAATCTTATAATTTAGTTCTATCAAAAGAAGCATTAGAAATAGCTGTAAAAGAGCAAGATTCTCATTCAGAAGATAACGTTTATAAAGGTATTATCCTAGATTATTTAGATAAGAAAATTCCAAAAAATGCTTGGGATAGTATGGACTTATTTGCTAGAAGAACTTATCTGAATGAATATGAAACTACAAGTAAGCAATATGATGGAAGTGATTTGATCCTAAGAGATAGAGTTTGTGCAGCTGAGATATGGGAAGAAGCCTTAAAAATGGACATTAGATATCTAAAAAAGAGTGATAGTGTTGAAATCAATAAGATTTTATCAACTCTATTTCAATGGGAAAAGGTAAAACAAGCTTCAAGGTTTGGAAAATATGGGGTTCAAAGAGGATATAAAAGAAAAATCGAAGCTTAAAATTTTTGTAACATTTGAGATGTAACATTCTTAAAAATGTAACATTCTATAAGAAAGACTTGTAACATTCTTTTTTATTGTTACATAGAATGTTACACAGAATGTTACAAAAAAAAGTATTGGTGTCATTAGTATTATTGTATATTTGTAACATTGTAACATTCTTTTCTATATTAATATATAAAAATAAAGAAATTAAAGGGTATTTATGGGCTATAAAATCTATAAATCCTATATTTATATATATCTATAAGGAAAAAAGGGTGAGAATGTTACATTTGAGATTGGAGAAAATTCATGAAAAAAAGTGAAAGTGAAATTGAAGCATATTTAGTTAAGAGTGTAAAAAATAAAAATGGCTTGTGTATGAAGTGGACTTCTCCAGGAAATGCAGGAGTACCTGACAGGATAGTTATTGTTCCTGGTGGAGATATCTATTTTGTAGAGCTGAAAGCCGAGGGGAAAAGAGAGAATTTATCTCCCCTTCAAAGAAATTTCATAAATAAACTTAAAAACTTAAATTGTGATGCAAGAGTGATAGCATCTTTCAAAGAAGTAGATAAGTTTATAGAGGAGGTGATGACAAATGAAGTTTATACCGCATGAATACCAAAAATACTGTATTGATAGAATGATTAGTGATGACAAATTAGGGCTTATGCTGGATATGGGTTTAGGAAAAACCATCATAACCTTATCGGCAATAGTGGATTTAAAATTTAATAGGTTTGAAGTAGGAAAGGTATTAATAATAGCCCCGAAAAAAGTCGCAGAGGCTACCTGGACAGACGAGATAGCAAAATGGGATCATTTATCCTTACTAAAAACATCTCTTGTTTTAGGGGGTCTACAGAAGCGTATAAAGGCACTTGCAAAAACAGCTGATATTTATGTTATAAATCGTGAGAATGTAACCTGGTTAGTTGATTATTATAAAAATGCATGGCCATTTGATATGGTGGTACTTGATGAGTGGTCTAGTTTTAAAAATCATCAATCAAAAAGATTCAAAAGTTTGAAAGTTATTAGGAATAAAATAAACAGAATAGTTGGGCTTACTGGAACACCAGCCCCAAATGGACTAATAGATTTATGGGCTCAATTATATTTACTGGACCAGGGAGAGAGATTAGAAAAGACTATAGGAAAATTTAGAGAAAGATATTTTGAACCAGGGCAAAGAAATAGAACAGTAATTTTTAATTATGATGCCAAAGAAGGATCCAATGAAGCTATCCATGAAAAAATATCTGACATCTGTATATCTATGAAAGCAGAAGATTACCTAGAACTCCCTGACATAATCTATGAACAAGTACCAATAGTTTTAGATAGCAAGGCTAAGAAGTCTTATGATGAGCTTGAGAAAAAAGCCATACTTGAGCTTGAAGACACTGAAATTACAGTCGCAAATGCAGCAGCATTATCTAACAAGTTGTTACAATTAGCAAATGGAGCGATCTATGATGAAAACAGAAAAGTCTTTGAAGTCCATGACTGTAAGATTGAAAGATTTTTAGAGCTGATAGAACAGTTAAATGGGAAACCTGCACTAGTATTCTATAATTTCCAGCATGACAAGGACAGAATAGTTGAAGCTTTAAAAAACTCTAAATTAAGAATAAGACTTTTGAAAACTCCACAAGACCAATTAGATTGGAATAAGGGAGAAATTGATATCTTACTAGCCCACCCAGCAAGTGCAGCTTATGGTCTTAACTTGCAAGCTGGAGGTAATCACGTAATTTGGTTTGGGCTTAATTGGAGCTTGGAATTATATCAACAAGCTAACAAAAGACTACACAGACAAGGGCAGACAGAAAAGGTAATAATCCATCATTTGGTTTGTAAAGAGACTAGAGATGAAGATGTAATGGAAGCTTTACAAAATAAAGGAGATGTACAAGATGCACTTGTTGAGAGTTTGAAAGTTAGAATTATGAAAGTCAAGGAAGCTGAAAAGAAAAACAAGGAGTAGATATGAGAAAGTTTGGATGTATATATTTCTATGTTTCTGGTGGAAGTATAGAGAAAACACAAGACTATGGAAATGATTTAGACAATGAGAGATATGATTTAGGTAATTATTTTTTATTTTCTGATGAAGCTAAGGAAGTTTTAGAATCTAAGGAGTATAAAGATTTTTGGGAAAAAGTGAGAAATGGAGAGATTGGAAATGATTAAACTAATAAAAAATAGTGAATTAAAGAAAACTATAACATATCAATTTTATGGGATTAGATGCAATTGTTGTAATAGTACTAATAATGTAAATGTACTAGAAATTAGAGCAGAAAACTCTAGTGGAGGTACATTAATTGATATATGTGATAAGTGTCTAATTGAATTAAAAGAACAAATAGAGAAACTTGGAGGAGATGAATAATGACACAAGAAATAATCAAAATAGTAGGGATAGAAGTGCAAATGCCATATCATAATGAAGTATATATAGTTGGTGAGAAACCTGAAGGGCATGGATCTATGATAGTAAAAAATGCAGGTATTGTTAAAGAGATAAGATTGGCAGATGATGATGATTCAATTCAAGAAAGAGATGTCATTTATATAAAAATGGAAAAAAATGGAATAATATTAGAATTATCCACAAGTCAACCAGGTTTAAGAATAATTTGGAGTGATGAAAATGTGGATATGTAAAAAATGTGGAGAAAAAATTCAAGGACATTATATTGGATATGTTGACATAGATAAAAAAGGATGTGCAATAGACGGAACACAAGAGGAAGAGGAGCTTATAAGATACACTTGTGCTTGTTGTAGAATTATAAAATTTGGAGAACTTAAAAAGCTTGAAAAGGTAGCTGATTGGGTGGAGGATGAAGATGTGGAGATGTAAATTTTGTGGATGTACAAAATTTGAAATAGAAAGAAAAATCATTGATAGAAATTTTGAAAGTAAAA